ATGGAAGATCGAGAGATCTGGATACAGGCTGGCGTGATCCTTGCCGAACACGGCGAACATACCCCAGATTATATCGTCGATCAGATGGTCGCTGCTATCGGCGACCCTGTCGCCGTAAAGGATTGGCACCGTATCGCCGCTGCAGTCGACGTTATCAAAGGCACTTACGGACCTACTGCGAATTGCTGATCTCGGAATATGCGCCGGATCGGCGCAGCTGCCGGACGATCCCGTTGAACGAAGCGGTGACGCTCTGACTGCGGCCAATCTCGTGCTCTTGCTGCGCGCCTTCCCAGAACATCACGAGGGGCCATCGTTCGGGACAGTGGGCCCATAGGCATCTTAGCGCCAGGCGAACGGCTACGGTATCGACGCGACCGGAACTGGTCTGATCAAGCGTCGACCGCAAAATCTGGACCGCTAAGTCGACTGTGATTCGCGTTTGCCGATGCATCACTCTATGGAACGCAACGGGAACAAAGTTGCAAGGATTTGATATGTCTGCACGGTGCCGGCTCTGCACGAGCAACGATGAAGACGCGGTTATAGAGCACGTCGCGGCGTACATGTGGGAGAGCCGCATGGAGCGGGTCGAGGACCGGACACCGTGGGAACAGGCTGGCGCTACCTGGCAAACGGCGTTTCGTGAGATGGCTGTCGCTGCCCGACAGGCACTCACGCTACCGGAACGATCGGAGCTCGATCACGCAATCTGACCGACGTAAGTCATCCCTGCCGAAGCTCAATCAGGGGCCGTTAAATACTTTTTAACCAAAACAATGTGAAAATTTGCTCTCGGCCGGAGTCCCGTCGATCGACATGTTTCTCCTGCAATTCGGTTCGAGGGACCTAATGCGGATTGTTATTTACATTAGCAGAGCCAAACACAGATTCACGGCGCGAGACTTGGCCGACCTTCGCGACCTTGCTGCCGCCAGAAACCGTTCTCTAAATATCACCGGTCTTCTACTATTTGACGGCACCCGCTTTGTACAGGCGTTGGAGGGAGACGCTGCCGCTGTGCAGCTCGTAATGGACCGGATTGCCAACGATTCACGTCATGACAATATTAGCTACTTCAAACCGATCGAGACGGATCATCGCCAATTTAATTGGTGGTCAACGGAATATCGAGACGAAAACGACCTTTGTGACGGAGGGGGGTTCCTCGATCGCGTGATGAAACACGTTGCCGACGTTAAATGTGACTCGATAAAGGCGGCTTTTATTGGATTTGCCGCCCTGTCGCTCCGTCGACGTTTAACAACTTAAAATCGAACCATGCGGTCCCTCGGTATCCGGACCATAGATCTGATCTGTGGCTGTGGACGGCATAAGGAGGTCAACGTCGACGCCTATGCGGGGACCGAGGCTGTGCCGTCGATGACCCGTTTCTTCCGGTGCGGGGAGTGCGGCAAGAGCCCGAAGACCGCGCGGCCTGGGCGGCTGCATCGGGGCGCGGAACGCTCAATGACGACGATCCGATCAATGAACCTGACCGAAGAGCGCTACCTGCCCGGGGACGAGGCGCTGCTGCTCCGCTAGCGGAATGCCGGCACCGATGCTCTACGCGTCCGCCAGATAAATTCGCGACCATGAGCCATGTTAGTGAGATATTAACTTGATCTCAGGGGGGAATAATCATTAGCGCGACCGGCGACAGCTGCCGATCGAATTCACGCAGCAATACGTCCGAACCGGAAGTGTTTATATGGCGCGTGATACTCGGATTGACACGATACGTGGCTTCGCGATGGTTACGATTATCATCAATCATTTTTCAGCGCTGACAACCGCGCTTGGAATGAGAGGGCCTCAGATACCAACCGCGACGACAATCTCGCTTTCGTCAGCGGCAGAGATCTTCGTTGCTCTCTCAGGTTATATGGTTGGTATGGTTTACGTGAAAAAGGCCAATCCAACGGAACTGTTAGTTAAGCGCGCTGCCAAACTGTATGTATGGAACTTCGGTCTGTATGTCGCTGCTGCGCTCGCGACGCTTGCGACAAATCCAGCGTATGAAGCCGCAGTGCGCTTTACGCCAATGACGATAGTACCTCTCGAAGCGGTGGCCTACTTCTCGATGATGTCCTACGGTCCCTTTCTGATCGACATACTTCACCTGTACGTTATTTTACTGCTGGTCAGCCCAATAGCCGTCTGGCTCATTCTTCGGTCGCCGCTTTTACTTATAGCCGCCTCTCTGTCTGCATATCTCGTGTTTCAAGTCTGCCTCCAAGTATCTCCGGGTCTTGGAGGATCGCCTAATCCGCTTGAAACAGCCGGGTGGAGATTCCATCCGTTAGCGTGGCAAATGATCTTTTTTGTCGCGATGGCGGGGGGCAGCATTCGACTGCACGAACTGGTTTTTGCCAGTCTGGAAAAGCAGCAGTGGATCTTCTGGACGGCTCTGGTCCTGTTCGCCGGCATTGGGGCGACGAAACTTCTTCTCAATCTGCCGCGCATCCCCTTGGGGGATCGCGGAACACTCGGACCAGTGAGGGCTGCGCACTCGCTACTCGTGCTCTTGCTGTACGCCGGCCTTGTCACCGTATTGAGAAAACATCTTGATAACTTACTATTGAGATCGGCAGCACTGATTGGACGACACAGTCTCAATGCCTTTTTGTTCAGCACGGTAGCTACTTTTGTAGCCCTTTACGTATGGCAGCGGCTCAACCTTGGTTGGGGTGGATACATAGCCTTGACCGCGGCTTTGATCTTGGCGACCTGGGTCGCAGCAAAATACTTGGACAAGCGTAAATTCTCGGATAGCCGCCCGGCTGACGCGGGTTCATTCGATAAGCTTGTGATTCGCTGAATAGAGGGCGGAGGCATGTGGCTTTGTCGGCATAAATTTGCGGACTGGAGGCCAACCTCGCGCGACGAGCTTGGTGGTCAGACGGTTGCCCGAAAATGCATGAAATGCGGGCGTGAGCAGCGAAAGTTCGTCACGAACGCAAGGCCGCACGATGACTGAGGCAGCGCCCGGTTCTTTCGAACCGGGCGCTGTAGTCACATCGTGTCGTAATAGCCGGCGTGCAGCTTTGCCAAAGTGGCGTTGAACGTGCCGCCATTGGCATCAGCGTCCTTCGCACGATCACGGCCGTACTCGGTCTTACCCTTGGCGGAGAGCTTCTTATAGCGTGCGTTCTCGGTCTTGCTCATGGTGCTTCTTCCTACTTCGGTGGTCCAAGTCGACAATGGTATAGAGGCCCGCGAAGCACTCGGCTCCGAGGATCCCTATAAGCCTCCCGATGACTTGATTATCGGGGGATGCGTGAAAACAGAGGGTCGGCTTGCCGCTGCGGCGCCATAGCTTCCGGAATTTCGACAGAAGTGGCGCGAGCAGCTGGGGTTGCTCGACAGATAAGAAATTGATGTACCAGCCGCTGTCAGCGGCATCCCACGCGATCTGCGCGACGGGTGTCGGCCCCTGCCATGCTATCAGGCAGGAGCCAGACTGGCGAAACTCGGTGCACCCGGTCATGGGCATCACCTCCTTTCATGTTAGGGTTTGTGACTAAGCGTCACCCGCGAGTGGAGCTCGGCTCTTGTAGGGATGGTCGGAAGGAAGGTTCGCGCCCGCCTTGCCCGTGGTCCAGCTATCATAGCCTTCAAGCTTCTGCTGTTCGGCCAGCGAGGGCATCGGGCTGATGAGATAGATGTTCTGGATAATTCCGTTGAAATAGCGGCTCGAGCCCGTGCCATTAACGTCCGAACCGAGCCGGTGGCGAGCGGTACCGCCAGTCCGGTTTGTGATGGTCAACGCTTCGGAAACGCCGTCGATGGTCATGGTGGCGGCAGTGCCGCTACCCGCGTAGCCGATCGATACCATTCGGTCCTGATCACTCCATGTCTTTGCGCTCGCGGGCTTGAAAGCTGTAGCGTTGCCGCCCGCCATTTCGATCAGGCCAGCCGCATCGACGCCGATGCCGTAGCCCCGTGTGGCAACACCATCACCAAGATAGAATGCAACGCGCTCGGTCGAGCCCGCAGGAGCGTAGCCTGACACGGCAATGAAGCTGCTCACGATGGGGGCATAGGCCGGATACGGGAAGTTCTTTTCGGCCGTATTCGAGGCAAGCGATCCCGTGCCGCCGAACTGCGCACCGGGGGTGCCGTTCCGCGCGGCGGCACTATAAGTCGGCGCCGGTACTGTGCCTGAAAGCCCTTGGTTCGTAAGCGAAGCGTTGCCCTGCTCGTCGCTCCATCTGGTTGCCGTACCCGTCCCGGTGATCGCCGCTTCGGATGGCTTCCACCAGGCAACAAGCTTGGTACCAAGAACAGACGGGTTCCAAGGCGATGTCGTGTTGAGTGCTGCATACGTCGGCACCGCGACCGCCGCTACACCCGTGCCTGCCGAGTTAACGGGCGTGCGAGAGTAACCGATCCTCTTGCCGACGTCTGCCGAAGTGACGGCATAAGTCCGGCCTGTTCGCCCAGACACGACGACCCCGTCGCGGGTCCACTCATTCGTGTAAGAGCTGGGCGAATTATCCCACGTGTCACCGCTGGCGGTGAGCGTCTTGCCAACGATAGCTTCGCCGCTGATGACGGGAACGGTAAGGTTAGTCGGAGTTACAGCTGCCACCTTGGCCGCGCCAAGATCCAGCGCTTGAAAGTTGCCGGGACGGTGACGCACGTTCTCGGATGCAGCGAAGCGGGTAACCGCCGTCATAGGCGCATAGGAGCGGATATACGGAGAATATGCGGCGGTGCGACCGGCCATTGTAAGGTCGTAAGCGCGCAGCGGGGCAAGATCGATATAACCCGCCTGCAACGCGGGGTCAGTCGACACGACGGCATCGCTGTTACCGTTCCAGTCGAGGGAATTGCGCCGAATCCAAAGGCGGTGATTGTCGGCATCCAGAGCAAAGCAGATCACGTCGCCTACGGCTCGCGTGCCAAGCTGCGCAACCGGCGTTGCAACGCCTGCGATACTGACGACGCCTTGCTGCGTCACCTCGACAAAACTGTTCGTTGCGCTGATGATTGTTGCGCCCGTCGAATAGAGCTTGTTGCCACGGGTGCCGATGCCGATCGACGTCGTCGTACCGGTCAGCGGATCGATTTCGAAATACCACTTGCCCGATCGCAGGTTCGGGTAACCATAACGGAAATAGCCGGCGCTGTTGCTCGACGCCGTTACCGTGCGGCTGTCCGCGCTCAGCGTCAATTCTGCGCGGCCATCCCACGGGGTCCACGTCAGCGGCTCCATCCGCTTCACGCCGACGTTCTGGATTACATAATTCAGACCGGCGCGAGCGGGAATCGCCATCTTGTCAAACCCCGTCCCCGACTGATGCGTGCCGTCGGCCGACTGGTCGGGCACGCTGTAATCGGTCTGCTTGGGCCAGATAGTTGCGAAGTCGATCAGGTAATCGGCGCCGATATCACTATCCCAAAGGGCGGCAATGTCGCGATTGATCTGAATATTATCGGCATCGTAATTGTGACCGGCATAGGTGTCCGTGCCATCACCGCCTGCGACGCCGTTGCGCGGGATCAGCGTACTGACCAACGTCCTGGCGTAACCCTTGGCGTAAGACTTCATCACGATCCGGCGGATCGCCTTGTAAACCGCAAAGCTATTCTGACTGATATCGTCGTTGGTGCCGACAGGGCCGAGCATCATGATGTTCATTGCGTAGCTGGGGTCGTATGCCGGGCCAACGCCTACCTTGGTTCCGACGCTTCCTACCGAGCCGCTGCCCGGCGCAATCGCGGCGGGCGCGACGCCACTGTCGAAATCCGCGTCCATTGCCTGCGCGGTTTCGCCGCCCTGCGCGACCTTGCGGTACATATACGTCGGTCCCGCGATCAGCCCGGTAACAGCCTGGTCGGCCCAACCCGGCCGACCGTTGGTGTTGGTATAGGCGGTCAGGCTGTCGCCCTCGGGCACGATCTGGATTGAAGCGGGGAGGTTCGGATCGATGGGCGCGGTATCGTCGTTCGTAATCGTGCCGGTCGACGTGACGGTGTTGAGGCCCGCCGCAACAACGGTAAGTGTGAACGTATCGTCGGGCTCGACTGCTGTATCGCCCGCGACCAGCACCGAAATCGTCTTGCTCGTCTCGCCAGCGGCGAACGTGCCGCTGCCGGTTGGGAACGCACCGCCGAAGTCAGCAGAATTGGCGGGGTTCGCGCCGCTTCCTGCCGTCGACCAGCTGAACGGATACGCGGCGGTGCTTCCGTCGCGGTTGAGCGTAAGGGTCCAAGAGAACAGGGTGGTTCCGCTGTTGCCTTCGGCTTTCACTACCGCAGACGAGAGCGATAGGGATGGTGCCGCGGCCACCGATACTGTTCGCGTCAAGGTCGATGACGAAGCGGTGCCGCCCGTGCCCGTCGCAAACTCCTGATACGTCAGCGTGCCAGCGGAAACGGGGGCTGCCGTTAGCCCGGTGCTGATAACCGAGCCGTTGAGCGACCAGGCACGCGACGTGATTGAGCCGTTGCTTACTGCGCCCGGCGTTGCGGTGTATGTCGTCGTCCCCGCCGTGCCAGTCGAAGGGCTGACCGTCGGCTGCGAAGTGAAGGCTGGCGCGGGCAAGGCTGCGGTTGCGACGGTTACCTGCTGCACCGTCGACTGCGTGGTGCCGCCTGGTCCGGTCGCTGTCTCTTGGTAGGTCAGGGTGCCGGACGATGCCGGAGACGCGGCGATGCCGGTGCTGATCACCGTCCCGTTGATCGTCCACGATCGCGCCGTGATCGAGCCATTGCTGACGTTGCCCGCGGTCGCGGTGAACGTCGTGGTGCCCGCGGTGCCGGTGTTCGGGCTGATGCTCGGCTGCGAGATGAAAGACGGCGCCGGCGTCGGGGTGACGGTCGCCGCGGTTACTGCCGCCACCTGAACCGTCGACGTCGTCGTGCCGCCCGGGCCGGATGCCGTCTCTTGATAGGCGAGCGTACCGGACGACGCGGGCAGGGCCGTCACGCCAGTGCTGATGGCGGTGCCATTCAGCAGCCACGCGCGGGACACGACAGAGCCATTGCTGACGGTACCCGGGGTCGCAGCGTATACCGTTGAGCCTGCCGTGCCGCTGGTCGGAGTGATGCTTGGCTGCGTCGTGAATGCCGGCGCAGGAGTTGCTACTGGAACGCCGGCTGCCTCAAGCGCAGCAATGCGCTTGATCAGCGAGTTCATCGTATCGCGCCAGTCACGCGCGGACGTGTTGTTTGGGATATTCGTCAGCACGGCCATGCGTGGACACTCCTATTCAGGGAAGCGGGTTGGGCATTCATCAGGGAAGCGACGCGTCAGCGCGGCCAGGCATCGACAGCTAGGCCGCGGCGCACGTCGCAGAGCGCGAGATCGGCGCGTGCGTCGCGCAGCGAACCCTCGGCATCCGCGCTGTTGGCACTACCGTCCGGCTGCCGGCGCATCGGCGTCGCTGTGCAGGGCTTCTTCGCCTCGGCTGGCACTGGGGGGATCGCCGGCGAATAGCTCAGCGTCGAGCGCGTCGATGCCCCGCACGCGGTCAGCAGGAAGGCAGGCAGCACGGCCAGCAGCAGTTTGCGCATAGGTCCTCACGGTGTCAGTGGATCGAAGGATGATGGGTTCGCGATTCGCGAGGCGGTCGGCGAAGGTCGTCAGCGCCGTGGTCTGCTGAACGGCGAACCGCTTCTCGGCATCGCTACGCAGCTGCTCGGCCTTCGCGATCTCGGCCGTCCATGCCGCTCGCTCGGCCTTCAACGTCGCCGTGCGATCGGCGAGCGTCGCGCGGGTGAAGTGCAGCGCGACGAGCAGGCCGATCATTGGCACTGCCCACCAGAAACGCCGCAGGATGGCCCAGCCAGCGGCCCCAGTCACTCCGGTGCCTTCGGTGGTGCTGAGTTGATCTGCGCATCATAATCGCGCTTGATCCTAGCCACTGACATTCTTGGAAACGTCAGCAAGTGTGCGCCATTCATGTCGAGCGCGACGGGCAGGCAGAGGCGATCCGAGACCGCCTGCATATCCGTGACGATGTCCTTCACGGACGACCCTGCGAAGCCTTCGAGCCGCAGGATTACGTTGCGTTCGGTCATGCTTCGTTGCTCGACAGCTTCAGACCGGCGGTCGTCGCCATCTGCACCGGACCACCGATAACCGGCACGCCTGCGGGCCAGCGTGATGCGGTGAGCCGGCCCTTTGCGATCCGCGTAACGGTGACGGCGTTGCTTTGATTGCCGCCAAGAACATGATAGGCGGTCGCATCCTCGCCGACATAGAAACCGACATGGCCGCCGCCTGCACGATCAAAGACGAGGACCGCGCCGGGGGCGAGGCGCTCAGGCCGCAGTCGGCTCCCCCAGGCCGCCCAGCTCTTCGCGCGCGCCGCGATCTTGACCGGCTCTACACCGACGGCGACTAGGCATGCCGCGACGAAGCCGCCGCACCACGGCATCTCGTCATCTTTCCAGACCACGCCGTTCCATTTGCGCGCCGTGTTGAGAAACGCGATCAGGGCATTATTGTGCGTGCGTCCGACTATTTCGCGGGTGCCAAGAAGCGACCGGGCATGGCGAAGCCACGCCGGCGTTGATGCCGTCGTCATGATTATTTCCTTCGGTTTGAAGCGATCGGACAGGTTGGTTGTTATCGACGGGCCGGGTTTCTTACCCTTGCCCGGTCGGCCCGCCACTGACCCCTCCCGGTTGGGCGGGCCGTTATTCCTACTTGTCGAGTTCGCGCAGGGTGGCGGTCATGTCCGCGGGGACTTTGGGCTTGCCCGGCAGCGCGGCGTCGAGCGCGTCGATCGCGTTCTGCCCGCGCCGTTTGAAGAAGGTGATGATGCCGGTGCCGATCGCGCCCAGGGCGCCCCCGGTACCGAGCGCGGCAAATAGGTCGACTTGGTGCTCTGCGATCCAGACCGCGGTAACCAGCATCGCGATGCCGGTGACGATCGCGTCAAGCAGCCAGCGCTTCGGGCCCGGCGTGTCGAGAGTGATGAACAGGCGGATCATGAGGCAGGCGAGAAGCCCGACGATCATAGATCCGGCCGGAAAGCTGTAGCCGAGAAACGACCAGATGACCGGTACCGATACGCCCGGTACCGCCGCGATAGCCCCCTCTCGCATTACCGCAGCCCGACGGCAGCGGTCGCCATCAGCAGGCTCACGACCAGAATAGCGATCGGCCGGCGCAGCTGTGGCCACCGTGACCACATGTCGACGGGCAGGGGAGCCTTGCGCAGCTGGAACTCGAGCATCGGCTCGGCGAGGATATGCAGCGCCATCCACAGGAAGCCGCAGCCGACCGAGACGGGATCGAGCCATCGCTTGAGTTCTGCGACGCGCTCGATCGTGTGGGCGTCGCCCGAGCTCCACGACCAAAGGCTGATCGCCTCGGCGCCACCCCGACTGGCGACCGCGCAGCCGGCGAGGAAGATGACGATCCGATAGATCGAGACGGGATCGGTCGGGTGGTCGAACGCACGCGCAGCCCAGATGCGTCGCGCCTGTTTCCCGGCCATCATGAGCCCGAGGCACATAGCCGCGGTCATGACGAACAGGTTCCAGGCGAGCAGCCCCGGATTGTCAGCAAGGGAGGGCGGCGCGAGCGCGGCCGTCGACCGCATCGCCTCGCCGATATAGTTGCTCGTGGCTGTCGCGTTCATGCGTCATTCCTTCCCGCGGCTGTTGGGGCCGCGAAGCTCACGTTGCTCATTTCGAAGTCCTCGATCGCGACGGCCCGGTCAGGCCGACCAATTCCAGTTGATGCCAGCATATGCGACGCGCTTGGCGGCGATCGTCGCTGCCGCCCGAATGTCTCGCTTGGCTTTCTGCGCGACGGCCTCGATCCGGGCATTCTCTGACGCGGCGGCGTTCATGCCGGCGTCGAAGCGCACGAGCACAGCCGAAAGTGTCTCGCCGGTCAGGAAAGACTCCGTTGTCGCGAACGGGAAGCGCTTCTTCTTGTCGCTTAGCCCCAGTCCATTCAGCAGCGATGCCGTGATTGTGCGTCCGTCGATCGCCTCCATCGCCTTGCGATTATAGACGTATTTTTTCGCCCCGCCGTCGGTCAGGACAGTCATCTGCAGCCGCTCCCGTTCGACATCCACCGCGGCAAGCAGGCGCGTCTGCAGCTGGTCGATTGTCTCCACTGGCACGACGAAGCTATCTTTCACGATCTTGCCAGACGCGACGCGGAAGCCGCGCGGATCGGTCGTCGGGTCATATTCGGTATAGGCGTAGCCATCGGCTGGCGTCGGCACGATATCGGCGGAGATTGTCCCGGTGACGATTCCGCTGGCGACTTCGTAAAGCGCGAAACTCTTCATAGGGCAGTCCAGTAGACAGAAAGGGCCGGGTTCTGCACGATCGACCAAGTGCGCTCTGCGGCGCGGGTGGCGACGCGCCAGCGCACCGTGAGCTCGCCCCAGACGTTCAGGATCCGGATCGTATAATTGTCGAGGCGGCCGCTGCTGCCGAAGCCCGCTGAGGGGAGCCGGACGCTGGTGAGGACGCTGTTGTCGGCCGCGTTCAACAGTTCGATTGAGGGATAGGTCGAGCCCGAGGCGTCAGTCTGCCCCGCAATGTTTCCGGTAAACGTGAAGTAAAGCGAACCACCCGAACGAATGAACATGTCGGCGCCGAGGTTCGGGATATAGGTCAGCGCGCCCGTTCCGACGCCGCCATAGCTCCCAGCCACCGAGCTGGCTGTCGTGGCCGTCATGGTCGACCGGTCCAGCGCACGAATTGTCACGGTGCCGTTAAAGATTGCGTTGCCGTCGACGAACAGGTCGGCACCGATGTAGAAGACGCCCGGCGAACCGTCCGCCTTCGACAAACTGATCTTGGTGCTACCATCCGGTGTTGTACCCGTGACCTGCCAGAATACGCTGGTCCGGCCATCGATTCCGGCTATGGTACCGGCCTGCTGCTGTAGCGTGGCCACGGTGCCATTGTAGGCGCTGCGCAAGTCCGTCACGCTCTGTGTGACGACACCGATCTTGGGATCGACGACCGCCGTCACTCGCTCGTCAATCCTCGCCGTCAGGTCGCCGCCGGAACCGGACACCTGCGCTTCAAGAAGGCTAACGCGCTGCGCAGTGGCGAACCTGCCGTCCGTCACCGCCGTTTCCACCGTCGACAGGCGACCGCGGGCGTCGTTGAGCGATACCGTGATCGTGTCGCTGCGCTCGCCAAGCACGATGTCGCGCTCCGCCGATGCCCGCTCGACCCGCCCGATCTCGGCGCGCACTGCGCTGTCGGTACTCGCCAGCGACGCCGACACATTGTCGACGCGGATACCAAGGGCGCGATCTGCCTCACTCATCGCGCTTGCCGTTTGATCGATGCGAACGTTCGCCTTGCTGTCCCGGCCAACATAGTCGGTGGTAATCGCATCGATTCGCTGCCCGATCGACGTATCAGCATCGCTCAGCGCCTTCACTTGGACGTTGATCCGGGTGCTGGTTGCCGCGTCAGCGTCCCTGAACTCGGTAGTCACAGTGTCGATCCGCTGCCCGAGCGCTACGTCAGCACCAGATAAGGCGGTAACCTCCCCAGTGATTCGGGTGTTAGTGGCGGTGTTGGCAGATTTGTAATCGGTAGTGACCGTGTCGATCCGCTGCCCAAGCGCGGTGTCGCGGGTGGACGATGCAAGCTCAACTTTGCCGATCTCAGTACGGGTGGCCGTGTCTTTGGTTGTGACGTCCGTTACGATGGCATCGACACGCTTGCCGATCGCCACGTCGACGGCAGACAGGGCGGCAACCTCGGTGGTGATCCGGGTGCTAGTCGCCAAGTCCGCATTCTTAAAATTGGTGGTGACGGTGTCGATCCGTTCGCCCAGCGCTTTATCTTCAGCAGACAGGGCGGTGACCTGGGTCGTAATTCGGGTGTTGGTGGCGCTGTCCCGATCCGTATAGTCCGTTACCACGCTGTCGATGCGCTGCCCAAGGGCGGTGTCGCGGGTCGACGATGCGAGCTCGACTCTGCCGATTTCTGTGCGGGTGGCCGTATCTTTGGTGGTGACGTCCGTTACGATGGCATCGACACGCTTGCCGATCGCCACGTCGACAGCAGACAGGGCGGCGACAGAATCGGTAATCTGCGTGCTAGTCACCGCATCCGCGTCTTTATATTCGGTGATTACTATGTCGATCCGCTCGCCCAACGCCATGTCAGCGGCTGAAAGGGCGGTGACTTGGCGCGTGATCCGCGTGTTTGTGACGCTGTCGCGGGTGGTATAATCGGTGACGACGCTGTCGATGCGCTGCGCGATCGCGCGGACGTCATCGCTGCGGACCGTCCGCTCCGTGTCGATCAGCGCGCGGACCTCGCCGTCGTTCTTATTGGTGACGACCGTCAGGCTGTCGATGCGACGGTCGAGCAGCTCGTCCTTGCCCTGCGCCCGGTTCGCCTCGGCGTTCAGGTCGGTCATCGCCGCATCAATGCGGGTATTTGCCTGACGGACAGCCAGGTCCGCCGTGACGCGCGCCGCTGCCAGCTTGCTATCCGCGTTGGCGAGTGCCGCGTCGAGGACAATACCGGACGCGAGCAGCTTGGCATTCAGGTCGGCGAGCGCCGCATCAGCCTTCGCCCCGGCCGTCTTGATCAGGACGTTGGCCGCCGCCACCGCGCTGTTGATCGCGGGGATCGTGATGTTCTCGAGGATATCCGAGCGCTGCTTTATCGATGCCGCGTCAGCAATGACCTGTGTCGCCGGCACCCCAGCAACGGTGCCAGTATCCTTCGACGTGTTTTCACCGGTGTTGTCGGCGTTCTCGGTCGGCTTCGTGCCGCTGACATTTTCCCAGGGGATCGTCAGTGGCGCCGAGGTCTTCGCCTCACTAAAGCCCTCGATCGACAGCGTCAGCTTGCTCAGCGTCTCGCCGACCTCGACACTGAAGTCCTTAAAGAAGCCGTAGACGATGAGGCTGTCGACACCGGCGTCGCCGAGCCACAGCGACGGCACTGCGCGAACGGCTGCGATCCGTCCGACGACCTGGTCGACCGCGTCGGTTCGGATCAGCGCCTTGCCCGCCATTCGCTTCGCCCAGGCGCGCGGGACGATCATGGTCTCGCCGAACTCATCCGTCTCGCGCCGGCTATAGTCGGTGATGCCCGACGTCGCCGAGCCCTCAGTGATGCCGAGCGGGCGCAATATGCCGAGCAGCAAAGTGCCGACGAATACGGTGCCATCGCCACCGCGGCTGTCCTGCCATTTCTTCGTGTCGCTCACGCCCTCGCCATCAGCCCAGCTCGGCGGTTCGACCGTGGCGGTGCCGGCGACCGTGTCCTGCCACGCGACCGAATCGTCCCACGCGAAACCATCGTCCCAGACGACACGCTGTGCGACCTTGCCGAACGGTGCCAGCGTCACCGTGATACTGGCGCCGGCCGCCAGCAACAGATCGAGGAACAGCGCGCCGCCGGAGCCGCCCGTTGGAGCAACGGTGCGGTCATATCCGGGGGCCTGAACACGGACGGTGGCAGCGTTGCAATCGAGGATCGCGAGGCCGGACGCCGCGGGACCGGGGCGCAGCGTAACCACGATCGGCGCCTCGTCGGTGGTGACTGATCCAAGCGCCTGGTCGAACATGGCCCAGCGGTTCGTCGGTCCGACGTCGAGCCATGCCCCCGTCGTCGTCGCCGGGTCATGACCGACGTTGCGATCGATCAGGCTTTCCCAGACGCGGTGCGTCGAACGCCGGATGACGCGCTGCCCCAAGGCGTAGCCGCCGGCTGCCGTCCACTCGATGGCATCATCCTCGGCGACGCTGCTCGACGTCAGGACGGCGTCTGTGATCGCGATCGGCTGCAGCAGCTGAAGGCTGGACGCCTGCCCGGCCGGGGCCGGATCGGAACCGTCGTCTGTGAACGCCTCTTTGCCGGTCATCCCCTCGACCGTCAGCGTGCAATAGCTGAGCGGCGCGGTCGCGTGATCGACCTCGAATTCCTTGTAGAACCCGCGGACGGTCAGGCTGCCGAAGCGATCGTCGGCAATCCACGTCGCCGAGGTGGCACGAAGTTCGGCGAGCTGGCGCTGGATCGTGTCGACGTCGTCGAATGGTACGGCGAGACGCACCGTCATGCGACGCGCGAAACCGCGCTGCACAACCGTGGTGACGCCGAACTCGTCGGTGACCCGCCGGCTGTAATCGATGACGCCGATCGTTGGCGCCGTCTCGACGGTGCCGAGTTCGATCACGCCTGCGGTGGTGACGACCTTCATCGGGCGGCGCTCGCACTGCCGACGCTGATGGCCTGGCCAGCGTGGTCGGCCGTGATCTCGTCCAGCCTCTGGTTCGTCCCCCTCGTATTGCGGGCGATCTCAGCCTGGGCGGAATTGCTGTCTCGGCGAAGCCCTGCCAGCTCTTCCCGAAGCGCCGCGATCTCGCCTGCGAAATCATCGTTGGCCGGGGCGGGTGCCTTGCCGGTAGCGGCGTCCGCGGCCGTGATCATCGTATCGATCGGCGTGGCGGCGCGGCCCGACGCGGCGGTGCCGCCCGCCAGCGCGCTGACGACGCCATAGGCGGCCTGACGGCTTGCGTCGTTCATCGCCTGCATCCGGTCGAGTTCCTGCCGGCTGGTCATCTGCTCGGTGGTCGGCGTGGTGGTGCCGTTGCCGAGTGCGCTGATCACGCCATAGGTCGCCTCGAGGCTGGCGGCGGTCATGGCCCGCACGCGTTCCAGTTCCTGCCGGCTGGTCGCCTGTTCCGCGGCCGCGGTGAGCAGCGCCTGGCTGAGCGCGGGCAGGGTCTTCGCCGCATCCTGATCACCGCCGCGTGCGGCGGTGTTGGCCGTGTTGAACTGCCCCTGCAACGCCGCAAAGCCGTTGCCGCCGGCAGCGTCGGTGACGCCGCGGATTCGATTGACCTCGTCCATGATGCTGTCGCCGACCGACGTCCATGCGTCCGCCAGCGTCTTGGCGGCCGACGCTGCGGCCTGAGCGTCTTGCACGGCATAGATCTCCTGCTGCAGGTCGCGGTTGCTCGCATCCAGCTTCGCCAGGTCGAGCGCGCGAAGCGCAGCGGTGTCGCCGCGGAGCTCGAGCAGCTGACGCTGCAGATCTTGCCGCTCGCTCGCGAGGTCCGCCGCGCTCTTGGCGCCTTCCATGGATGCCTGCAGGTCGGCGAAGGCCGGGGCGAGTTGCAGCAGCGTCGCATAGGTCGCCTGACCCGCCGCGCTCGTCAGATCCTGCGCCTCGACCAGCTGGCGAAAGCCCGCCAGCGTTTCGGGCATTGCCATGCCGAGGCTGCTGAACACGCCCGCGAATTGCGCCGTCTTCGCGGCTGTCTGCTCTTCCTTGGTGTAGAAAGACTCGAAATAGGCATCGGCTGCCGAGGTCAGCGCGGACACGCTGTCGAACTGATCGGCAAGGCCGAGCTTTGCCGCGATGCCCATCGTCTGCGCGCTGGTGCCCAGCAGGTCGAGTGACGCACCGACAGCCTCGACCGTCGAGGCAACGCGCACGAGCGTTTCGAAGGTGCCTTCACCGACCTTCTGGAACTGCGCGACGGCCGGGAAAGCCGCGGCCGCCATACCATCGGCCGCGGCGCCGAAGATCGCGGTCAGCTTCTCCTGGATCTGCTCGCCGGTCAGGTCCTTCAGATCGATCTTGCCGATGTTGACGACGAAGCTGTTGAGGCGGTTCTGAATGTCGCCGGTCGCCGCGCCCAGCGGCCCGGCCGACGCGACGATCGCATCGTTGAACTGCCGCAGGATCAGCGTGAACTGGTTTTCCAGCCCCGCGTCGGCCGCGCCGTACTGCGTCGAATATTTCGTCCCGGTCGAGATCCCCAGGAACGACGACTTCTTCTTCACGTCGGAATAGTAGGACGCATCGAAGCCGCTGTTCAGGATGCTGCCGACCGACTGTGGACCGCCCGACAAGCCGTTGCCGATGACCGAGGTCTTCGTGCCGAACAGCCCGCTCAGGATGCTGCCGATGACCGGGATCTTGGTCAGCACCGCGCCGATGCCGGCACCGATAGGGCCGCCGATCGCCATGCCGATGCCTGCCATCGTTGCCGTGGCGTTGCTCTTGAACCCGGTGTTGACCCCGGCATTGGCATCGATGTTGCCGGCGCGGACGACGAGGGTTGCAACGCCCCCGATCTGGCTGTCGATCGACTTGAGTGACGCGGCCATGTCGCGCGAATAGGACAGCATGACGGTGTCGACGTCCTTCAGGGCATCGATGGCGTTCCGGATGCTCTCACTCTTCGCCGACGAATCGCCGAGGACGGTCCCGGTGCCGGTGTTGGTAGGCGCGAGGTCGCTCTTCGACGATCCGAACGAGCCCGCGACCGACACGCCAATCCCCGCCAGCGCGGCGACCGTCGCGGCGCCGGCAGCGATGTTGAGCGGGAAGGGGAGGCTCTTGATTGCGTTGACCACCGCCTCGGTTGCCCCGACCGCGATACGCGCGACGCTGTTGGCGATTTTGCTGCCGGTCTCGATCGCATCTTGCGCGATCGCTCGAACCGACATGGCGAACTGAACGAGGCGGAATGCCTTTTCGGCGGTCGCCAGCGTCTGATAACCGGTCGAGCCCTCCTTGAAGAAACCCTTGGCAGCTGCGGTCATGTCCCCGAACGCGCTGATCTGCTGCGAGGATGACCGGAGCGAGAAGAGCCGGTTCTCGCGGTCGATCTCCTTCTGATCATCGCCGGCCGCGTCGATCGCCGCTTTGTGCGCCTCCTGCAGCTTGGCCTGATCGGCATAATAGCCAGTCATGACGGTCAGCGCGTCGCCGATCGCCGAGCCGACATTGCCGAACGCATCGGCCATGCCCTGCGCAGCACGCTGCGCGGTCTGGTCGATAGTGTCGAACAGATCTGCCGTGGCGCGCAGCTCGGCATTGAGCGCCGCCTGCTTTTCGACGACCTGCTGTGCACCGACCGCAATCTCGACCTGCTGCTCGACATAGGCCGCGCGGTCGCCGGGATTGTACTTCTGCGCCTCTTGCGTGGCCTTCAGCGTAGCGAGCGCGCGCACCCGCTCCATGTCGGTCGCGCCAACGAGACGAAGCTCCTCGAGCATTTGGGCAAGCCGGTCGTTGCCGGATGCCATGTCGGTGTTGAACTGTGCACTGCGCTCGGCCGTGGTGAGATCGGCGCGCGCGGCGCGCTGGTCGGCCAGCGCCTTGGTCGCGCGCTCGGCCTCGGTCGTCAGGCCCCGCGTGCGGGCCGCCTCGATCGCGGCGAGCAATGGCAGATCCGCAATCTGATCCTTGACCAGTTCGGCCGCCCGCGCGGCAGGCACCAGGCCGGCTGCGACCTGCGCGTTGACCAGCATCTGCGCCGCGGCCTGGTCGCGCGCGGTCGCGGTCGACTTCGCCACGTCCGACACGCGCTGCGCAATCGCAAGACGCACCTGACGGTCGACCGACGCCTCGATGTCGGCGCGCTGCTTGATCGCCTTGCTCTCGGCCTTCACGCGGGCCTCGGCAATCAGCGCCGCGGCGCCGGAGACGCCATAGGCATCCGCCAGCTTGTACAGGTTGCGGATCTGCGCCTCGATCGCTTCCGAATCGCGCACGAGCGACGCCGCATGGCTGTCGACGGGCGTCTTCTTCGGCGTGCGGTCCGCCTTGATCTCGTTGGCCTTCTTCAGCAGCCGCTCTTGCGACTTGCTGATGATGTTCTCGGCAGCCGTGGCGAAGAACCTGTTCGTCCCGTTGACGACCTGCCCTGCGCCCTGCGCGTAGCCCTTGCCGAACGCCTTGCCGAGGCTGCTGCCGGCACTGGTCACGGCCGTGGCGGCGTCGCTCTGGCCCATGGCCTTCAGGATCGGACCGGCAAAGTCGCTGATGGCACTGCCGATCGACTTCAGCCAGCCGGCTACGCGATTGTAGATGGCGTTGAAGATCTGCGCGATGCCGTTGCCCGCCCACTGGGCGGCAGCGACGACGGGGGCAAAGAACTGCGCGACGGCCGTGGCTGCGGCCGAGACGTAGGCTGACACCGACGTCGAGATGCTGCTCCATAGCTCGACGATCGCGGCATAGGTGCCGGTGAACGTGCCATAGATCGAGGCGAGGAAGCCCTGCACCTGCTGCGCGTCGTTCGGCGAGAACAGATAGTCCATCAGCGACTTGCCCGACCCGCCCAGCTCCAGGCCGTCGGTGATCGTCTTCCAGACGCCGGCAACCATGTCGCCGGTCGTGATCGACTGATCGCCGAGCTTCTTCATCTCCTTGGACGTCAGCCCGAGACCCTCGGCGAATTTCTTCATGCCCGCGTCTTCGTTGATCTGCTCCTTCCACCGGTAGAGCGCGACGCCTGCGACGGACGCGACCGCGATCGCGGGGAGGAACGCGACAGCGAGGCCGCCCATCTCGGCTGCGAAGCCCTTCACGCCGCCCTCGGCCATCTGCGCGACCTGAAAGATCTGGCCCGCTTGGCTGGCGAAGATCTGGAACGGCGCCGCGCCCATTGCCGCCATGGTGGCGACGTCGTTCAGCTGGAACGACAGCTGCGTCAGCGTGCCTTTGCCCTTGCGAGCGACGCGGTCCATGTCGTCTTGCGCCTGCGCGCTTTGCCGCAGGCGCCCGGTCAGCACGTCCTGCTGGCGCGCGTATTCAGCCGGGGCGGTGGCGCCGGCATGATACAGCCGCGTCGACTCCGCGATCTCGGCGTTAAGCTTGGCCGTCGCTGCATAGAGCGGGTCGGTCGACATGCGCAGCTGCTCGGCCGCGGCCGCATCGGCGACTTGGGCATCGTGCGACGCACGCACGGTCGAGGCCAGCGCGGCATGCTCGCGCGCCAGCTGCTCGGTCGCCAGACCTTCGAGGCGCATGGCGGCCGCATTAGCCTCGCGCCGCGCCGCTTCGTCGGCTGTCTGCTGGACCCCATAGTCGCGCATGCCCTGCTTGGCGCGCGCCTCGAACATCGCGCTGGCGAGTGCCGCCTCACGACGAGCCTGTGCGTCGAGCGCTGCGGCCGCGGCAAGGCTGGCCGCCTCCTCCTCGCGTAGTGCAACGACGCCGGCTTTCACGCGTGCCTCGAACATCTGATGGGCATAGGCCGCCTGCCGCAGGGCTTCGGCCTCGGCGGTCACCGCGGCAGCGGCCTGATTGGTCGCGTTGACGAGTGCCAGCTCCTCGCTGCGGATCCGCTGGGCGAGCTCGGTCAGGCCCTGCTGCTCGGCCGCCAGGGCGGCGAACTCGGCCTTCGCGCTACGGACCTCTTCACGGGTCTTGCCGAACACGCTGTTTTGCCGCTCGAGCTGCGCCACAAGCCGCTCGCCAGCCTTTTCGGCGCTCGCGATAGCCTGCCGCGCAGTCTGCATCTCGCGCGACGTCGCATTGCCGAACGCGACCACATTCGTTGTGCTGGCCCCGAGGTCGACCATGTTCCTCGTCGCGCGCTCGATCCGATTGGCATCAGCAAGCACCTTGGCCTCGGTCGAGTCCATGGCGTCCTGCAACTGCATCAGACCGCCGAAGGAATCGCCGGTGTCGATAACAAAGCCGACTTCAAGCCTCGGGGAGGAATCGTCCATGGACATGCGTCATCCTCCCCGTTTGATCAGCCCAGCACGGCGCGGAGCTTAGCTTCTTCGATTTCACGCTCGCGTGAGGTCACTTCTGCGCGCCACGGGGGCGGGCAGGTTTCGACGTCAGCCTTGCGACTTTCGGCGAGGTAGGCAGCAGAGAGGCGGCGGATCAGCCGCGCTTCCCACGGTTCAAGGTCAACGGCAGTGCGTTCGCACCAGGCGTTGATTTCGAGCCATGACAGCGGGACGGCGCCCATTCCGGCCGCTTGGGTCAGACCCATCTCGATCAGCCGGTCGGTGATATGCGGCGCGGGATTGTGCGGCATAGGCGGCACGATCTTGTCGCGCTTCATCTTCTCGATCCGGCTGAGCAGAGGAGCCGGTGAGTCTTCTACGAGCTTAGCTCGCCGTGATCGCGGGTCCGGCTTTGGCGTGGCCTGAAGCCACGCCATCATCCGGATATAGAGGGTCAGGCCGCTTTCGAGGCGGCCTTGAAGTTTCCCCAGTCGGCGACAAACTTCGCCACCTGGCGGGTGATGTAGCCGATGCCCTGATCGGCGTATGCGGCACGGAACATGTCCTGCCCGATGAGACTGGCCCCCTCGGGCTGATAGTCGAAATTCTCGAACGACACGGTGATCGCGGCGAGGTCTTCGGCCGTCTCAGCGATGCGCTCTTCCTGTGTCGCCGCGGTGATCTTGCCATCGTTGTCCTGCATGCGCTTCAGCGCGCGCGCGGACTGGCGCGATTCGACGGCGCCATAAGCGCGGCTGCCGGGGCCGTGAAGGTGGATGCGAACAGGAACCGTGCCCGCCTCGTCGGCGTAGAGCGGCTCGCCGGTGGGGCCCTTGACGTGCAGGGCGGCGGTGGCGGCGACGGCGAGCGAGGCGATGTTGAGCAGCTTGGTCATAGGATAGTCCTTCGCGGGAGGATGGTGCGCCAGCCCGGCTCGCGACCCGCGACGACGGGCCGAGCTGGCGCATAAGGACCGGCGTCGCGGGCGCCGGGTAGGGAAGGGGTCAGGTGGTCGGCGCCGCGACCTTGACGATCTTGGTGCAGATCTCGATCGTCGGAGCGCCCGTCAGCATGCTGTCGGCGCCGTCGGCGGTTTCCGGCATGCCGAAGTTGCGACCGCCGAAGTAGCGCTTGGCACCGTCCGGGTAGGTCACGCGGAAGGAATAAAGCTTCTGGCTCTCGTCATCGGCCGACGTCTGCATGATCGCCTGGCCGGCGTCGGAGCTGTCGAGCGCCATTGACGGCTGCAGCGCGCCATAGTCGGCCGAGCCCTTGAACTTCTGCTTGGCACCCTTGAGCGGCTGGAATTCGACCTTGGCGAAGCTGGCGCCGATCGAGCCGAGCTTTTCGACCTGACCGACATCGGTGAAGGTCAGGGCGGCGTAGCCAGTGGCGTCGGCAGTCGCCGGCGACGTAACGGAGATCGCAAGCGACGAGCCTGCGGCGGTCTGTGAACCCATGGTGATGATCCTCGTAACTTAATACCGGCAGGGCCGGCGGGGTGTCGCCCGCCGGGCGGCGGGCGCGCGGGTCAGGCGGCGGTCTTGGCCTTCGGGTCAGCTGCAGTGTCGACGGCCTCGACCAGCCCAGCAGCTGCGAAATTGACGAACTCGCCCTCGGTGAAATCGTGGGCCTTGCCAGCGTCGAAGCGGCGCTCGGTGCCGGCGTCGGTGAAATCGCGGGTCGCCTTGCCGCGGATCGTCTTGGGCTTGGTGTCGGACATGGTAGGTTCCTTTTCTCTCACGCTGCCGCGTCGAAGCTGACGCGGAAGTCCTGTGTCTGCTCGAAGCTGTTGGCAGGGCCTCCGACATCGGGGCCGGTACCGGCGGTCAGGATCGACACGCGCAGCGCACCGCCGATGTCGCCCGTGAGGCCGCCGCAAAGTCGTTTGACGATCTGGATGATCGCGATCTGATCGGCATAGCTTGAGGCACGGACTGCAACCGAGACGCGGTCCGTGACCCGCCAAACATCGCTGCGCTTCAGCCACTGCCGATCGATCGAACTGACGGTCCGGAGGAGCAGCGCAGGCAACACGATGTTGTCGGGGAGTGAACCGGCTTTGATCCGCTCAACGGGAATGCGCTCAATCAACGCGGGGTGATCGCGCAGGATGAAGCCAACGATTTCGACGCCGGTCATTCGCTATCTCCCGCATCGGCTTCGCCAGCGATGCCGCCCGCGTGCACCCGGCTATTGATGTGCGCCTGGGCTGCTGCGATTGCCTCCGCGGCCTTCACGTCGAGTGAAATCCGCATGAATGGATGGGCGCGGGCACCATTGTTGAAGACCGTCGCACCGACGAACTTGCCGCCGATGACGAGCGAGCCCTTCTCTTTGCCGACGGTGTTGATCCGCTTAACCGACATGCCTCGGCGTTGAGAATCGTCGACGCTGATAAAGTGCGGAGCTGTTCCGTATTCGAGCCAGATGCCTACTGAACGCGCCCAACCTGGGTTGACCAAGATCTTCACGGTGACTTGGCCGATGCCGCGCTTCACCTTCAGGGACAGCGCATCGTCGACGTCTTGCGAGATTGATCGTGCCTTCGCCTCCTTCAGGATAACGGCGCCGCCAGCGCGCGCCGCACCCATCAAGAGGCGGCTTTCGATCTGCGCGGGAAGTTGCGCCATGAAGCGCTTGACCTCGCCACCACCACGAGAGGTCGCCATCAGGCCGCGTTGCCGGCGACGCTGTAATCCTCGACCATGAACTCGACTTCGTCCCGAACGCCGACTTCAGCTGGCCCGGCGATGATCTGCATCACGCGCGGGAATGGCTTGGTCATGACGAAGCGCATGCTCGGCGTGACATCGGTACGGAACCGCATGCGAACCTTGGCCGGACGCGTCGCCACGTTGATGCCGTCCGCCAGACGTTCTGCACGGCTCGGAAGGACATCGACCACGCTGGCGGCGATTGGCGAGCCAACAGCTTCCCAGCTGCCAGACCCGGCGCCGATCAGAGAGCTATCCGTGACCGGGCGTTCGATCTGGATCCGGCGATTGTATCGGCTGGCCTTGCCTTTGCCGACGGTCACAGGCTGCGTGCCCGAAGTCTGCCGCACAGCCGCCGTGCAGACGCTTCGGCTTTTTGAAACACCTCGCCGCCTTCGCGATCGGAGTCGTACGCGCTGATCAGGATCAGCATGGCGCGACGGAAGTTGCCTGGAATGGCGTCACCGGCTTCATACCCGGCACGAATTGTTACAGTGAAAGCCTGCTGAGCGTCGCAGAATGAATAGAACGGTCCAGCCGGCGGTAATACGCGGGCGGGTCGGGAACTGAGATCGAGCCGCGCGCCTACGATCGCAACGGGTGCTCCAACAGCGTCGACGTAAGCGACGCCGGGGACAGCGGACGCATTGATCGGCCACGCCCGAAGCCTAACCGCCCCGAAGCCGAGGAACGACTCGGTTACGTCACGCGCCACAAGAATGTGACCGGTGTATTCCTCAACCCACGCTGCGGCGTCGTCGATGAACTGGACGAGGTCAGCGTCCTGGGATTTGTCGTTCTCATCCAGTTGGATCTGGCGGCGGGCGTCCTGCAAGGTCACGGGAATAGCCATGAGGCACCTCGATTCACTGGAAAGTGTGGCGCCGGACAAAGAAGTCCAGCGCCACCCTTAGTCAGGCCTTTGCGGCGACCTGGAGATTGCGCTCGACGGCCTCGTGACCTTCGAGCGTTGGGTCGTTGTAGTCGATGCGGTTCTGCTCGACCGTGGTGCCGGCACGGGGATCGTTGTCGACGGCCGGATGGTCCATATCGACGTCGGGTACGATCTGCTGCGGTGCGCCAGCGGTGTCGATATCGGTTGCCGGGGCAATGTCGTTGCTGGCGGTCTTGGCGGTCTTCGTGTCCATAGGTCTTCTCCTGGTTCGCCGAAACCGTGGGTCATGCCGCGCGGCTTCGAAGAACCGGGCCAGCGCAAGGCCGGCCCGGCGAATAGTTATGCGTTCACGGCGATCTTGAGCGCCCGCATCGGCTCAGGGTTGTGCACCCCGCCGCCCACGCGCTTGGTCGTGTAGAAGTGCACGAACGGCTTGTTCGAATACGGATCGCGCAACACGCGGATGCCGATCCGATCGACGACCAGGTAGGTGGCTTCCATGTCGCCGTAGAGTGCGGCAACGTTGCCGGCGCCCGCGGTCGGCATGTCTGGCATTTCGACGATCGGCGCACCGTTGAGCGTCTGCGGCTGGCCGAGAGCATAAGACGGCTGCCACAGGAAGTTGCCTTGGCCGTCCTTCAGCTTGCGCGCAGCGCCGAGGCTCTGGCGATTGATGTACAGCTTGGCATTCCCGGCGAACTCGCTGGGGAGGTCGTACATCAGATCGACAAAGCCATCGCCGGTCAGCTTTCCTGCGTCACCGCTGTTGACGGCCTTGATCGCACCGTACGGATGGCGAGCCGCATTTGCGGCACCCGTGACATAGGTGAGGATGCCGTAGGGCTTGTTCGCCCCATCGCCGGACAGGAACCCGATGCCCTCCTGGCGGGAGAACTCGGTATCGACTTCCTGGCCCAGCCACTCCTCGAGGTCGATCGCGGCGTCGTCCAGCAGCTGCTGGGAGATTGCCGGATTGGCGTAGAGTTCGCCCGGCACGAAGTCGAGCACGCCGATCTGCGGAGTCGTGGTCGCAGGGCGGCTTGCCGTTTCACCGACCCAACCCGATCCGACGTTGCGGTCCGAGAAGTACTTCTTGAACCCGGCGACGCTGATCGTGATGACACGGCTTTCCGCACGCATCGGGCTGATCTTCTTCAGCTTCTCGCCGATCGTGCGATCCCATTCGATCGGCGCCAGATAGCCGCCGTCGGTGTCGGTGCCCTTCTGCATTGCCGCCCGCACCTCAGCCGAGGCGTTATCGCCACGGCGCATGTGCGCCTTGAACGCCTTGGTATAGTCCGGGTCGGCCTTGATATCGCCGATGATCGCGCCGTCACCCAGCTTCGCGGCCGCGTTGATCCTTGCCTGATCATCGACAGCAGTCTGCAGCTCCGTGAGGGTGGCGTTGATGGCGTCGAGCTTGTCCTTGGTCAGGACGTCCGTCTTGCCGGCCTTGATCTCTTCGATCTCGCGAGCATGCGTCGTCTTGAACTCGTCGAATGCGCCATTCAGCGCACGGATGAGCGTGGCGGGATCGGACCCGTCCGCGCGAACCGTGCCCGCGATCGCGCGCGGCATAGCGGGCAGGGTAGGAGCCGTCAGCCGCAGCTTCGGTTCCGGCTTGGTGCTTGCTGCCGCCGCAAGGGTGCGGAACGGGTGGGCGAGCACCGTCGCCACCGCCACGAGGGCGGCCATGTTCATTCTCTTCATGGTGGAGCTCCTAGCTCTTGATGGTGGTGAGCAGACCCGCCAG